AGCATTAGAGACGGGGATGGATTGGTTTCCTTTGGTATGGTCACATGGCAAAGAGCCGGGTCAGTCCTATGCCACCTCATTAGCAGCAGACGCACTGACAGAAGCATTGCAAGTCAACAAATTAGGCGAGAAGTCATTAGAGGCGGCACACAAAGCTGTTGATCCAGCCTTGGTACTCAACAAGGGCTTGCGTAACGGACTGAACTCCCACGGCTTCACTACTCGTGCCGGCGGGAGAAATTGGGTCAACTCAGACACACAGCCAGCGGATAAGATGGTCAAAGAAGTATTTAGCAAGCTCAATTGGCCTATCTCAGATGCCCAGATGGAGAGATTACACGACTCCTTAGATGACAAGTTTTTTATCCGATTCTTTGAAATGATGACATCTCGCGACTTGCCTGGGAACATTACAGCCTTCCAGATCAACCAGATGATATCCGAAAAAGCCGTATTAATGGGCGCCATGGTAGGCGGATTTGAAAACGACTATCTCAGTCAAGCCGTAGACGTACAATTTGCTCATGAAGAGAATGCAGGACGGATGCCAGATCCACCTGACATATTATTAGAAGAAGGTGAAGGCAGAGTCGAAACGCGATATTCAGGACCATTAGCAAGAATGCAGAAGAGCGCATTACTGTCAAAGCCAATCGTCGATGGACTAGGAATCATGCAGGGGATAATTGAAACATGGCCTTCCGCAGCCATCAAGATAAACGAGATGGAATTAATCGAAGACGCTGGCATCTCATTTGGGTGGCAGCAGAGTTTGTTTAAACGAGACGAAGAAGTGAAAGAGATCCTTGCTCAAGAGAACGCCAAAGCCGCACAAGCAGAGGCAATGGATCAAGCAAACGCATTAGCTGGGAATGCCGGTCAATTAGGCAAGGCCGTAGAGCCAAACAGTATATTATCAACATTAGGTGGACAATAGCATGGATGATCAAATCAAAAAAGAGAATGTAGAACTGAAGAGAGCTAACCGCAAATTGCGTGAAACTAAGGGCATTAAGTCAGCGAAGAAAGATAAAGTTGAGAGGAACCTTGACGGCACGATCAAGCGTCCTGATGACATCATGCGAGCTAATCGTGATTCAAGCCGTGGCAAAGAGCCAGCGAACTTAACCGAAGGTGAAAGAGTCGCATTGGAACGCGAGATCCGACGTTATATTGCCAGGAGTGGTGGATTTAGAGAGAATTTACCCAAAGAGAAGCAGGAAGTATGCCGCAACTTGATGAAGCGCATTGGTCGCACCAAAGTTGAATGGGACATTACAATTATTGTACCAGGGATGCGATATTAATGTGGTGGCGTAGCGGAGAGCCAACAGAAGACAAGGTCGAGGCTTATTTCTCTACCTTTTACGCGAGCGACGTCGGTCGCAAAGTCTTAGCAGATTTACGTCGGTGGATCTCAGAGACAAAGCCAGACTGTCCAGAGATGGCCGTGGCAAAGCTATTGTTAGTTGATGAATTATTGGATTACATTCGAGTATCGAGTGGAATAAAGGATACTTTGCGAATTGTCGAGTGTGAAGCAATGGCAAAAGTAACCGAAGAATCAAAAGAAGACATGGAAGGGTTGTTAGATGCCTGAATATTTTGATCAAGAAGGAAACGTAACGGATTCATTTAGAGAGTCAATTGGCGAATGGGCAGGCGAAGCACATGCCGGCACCAAGGCGATGGATGACGTAAAGACTATCGGCGGCCTTGTAAAGATGGCACTTGATAGCAAATCGGCCGCCTCTCGGAATGCTGACAAGTTTATGGCAGACCTTGGAGATACGATCATTCGAAAGCCTGGCGAGGACGCAAGCGAAGCGGATATAGCAGAATACCGCCAAGCCCTAGCCAAGGCTAATGGAGTACCTGAAACCCCAGAAGGTTACGAGTTGACTATTCCTGAAGCGATCCCAGAAGCTGCCCGCCGGCCAAGTGAGGACATGGACGCTATCAAGGCCAAAGCTTTAGAGCTAGGTATTGGCAAGGAGAAGTTACAGGAACTAGCATCCGTTGTCATGCAGCAGGACGCAGACTCCTATATGGCTTCCGTGAAACGTGCTGAATCTGAAAGAACAGATGCCATTAACTTATTTAAAGCTGATTTCCCCGGTGATAAAGGATTGATCGCTGGACGAGAAGCCTATAAAGCTTTAATGGAGTTCGGACCAGACGAAGTAAAAGATGCCTTAAAAGAAGCGAAGATATATGATCATCCAGGCGACTTTGACGCATGGCAGCAGGCAGGGGTAACTCCTCAGAACTTGCGACTATGGCAAAAGATCGGGACCAAACTTCTTGGCGGGAATATCCTCAATAGTGATGGTGACGTGTCGAACGTATCCGATGAGCGAAAAACGGCGATGGCTTTATATCCAAACTCACCCCAAATGTGGCCTAAAATAATAATGGTAAAGCCAGAAGAAACAAACGAAGACTTGCCGGAGTTTGACATTGACTCACTTTGCCGGGTGTTCTATATGTTGTTACAGGATGTCGGTGGGGACATAATAGTCCCCATCGACAAGCTTNAATCCGTACCAGAAAATTTCAATGGAAAACTTAGAAATTCATAGCACAATGAATACTCATCGTGTTAGGATTAAACAGACAAGACCGATCATACGAAATGATCGCATCATATTACCGGGCTAATTAGTCTGGAATTTGCAGTAAACCCATGTGGGCCTGCTTAGAAGTTAAGCAGGAGGCCCGATTCGGTAAACCTCCGATAGACAGTTTATTGGAGATTTATCATGGCAACTCTTAGTGGCCGATTAAATGTGGCCGAACTTATCCGCCGTGAGGACCCTAACGGTCGCATGGCTCAAATCGTAGACGTACTCAGCAAGACAAACATGATCGTTGCTGATGCTACGGCCATTGAATGTAACAATGGAACATATCACGAAGATACCCGATCTGTAAGCGAGCCTAGCGGTTCAGAACGTGCCTATGATCAGGGTGTCGCGAGTGAAAGTGGCGTTACTGAGAAAGTCACCGAACCAACTTGTATGGTCGATGGACTTTCGGAAGTAGACGCGAGAAAGATTGATCACCAACCCGATCCAATGGGCGCTCGTAGTCAAGAAGATGGCTTCTTCGTTCGTGGCATGACTAAGACAATGGTTAGCCGACTCTTTGACGGCAATCGAAACACGAATCCGCTTCAGATCAACGGCTTGAACAATCGTTCAGACTACAACACTTTGTCATCTGACTATGTTTACGACAATGCTGCGGGCAACTGTGCAGACGCATCCACCTTCACCTCAATCTATATCCTTCAGTGGGGTCCGAAGTACGTCAACTTGATTTATCCACGAAATGACAGTCTTGCAAGCGGCTCTGATGATGGCAATCGTTCAATCGCCGGAGTGAACATGGAGGATTATGGTCGTCAAATGATCATTGACGCGAATGCTTCAACCAAGAAGTATCCTGCCTACCAAACTTGGTTCGAGCTTCACTTTGGATGGTTCATTCATGACCCACGTTGTATCAAACGTATTGGCAATATTGCCACCACAGGAATTAATGGCACATCGTATGTCAGTTTTGATGAGAATATTCTCATTAATGCTTACAACGATCTTGAGTACGACGGCGAAGGAGCGATTATTTATTGTAATCGCACGATCAAAGCTCAGATGCATAAACGAGCCAATGANAAATCGAATGCCATGTTTACCCAAGAGATGGAAGGAGAAGGCCCATTCGCCAAACCCGTACTCCGTTTCTGGGGTATCCCTGTGCATGAATGTGCTGGAATTACCAACACTCAAGACGACCTCACATAATTAAGGAGATATCCAAAATGATGGATGTTCAGAATTGTTTAACGCATGATGGAAGTGGTGGTCTTACTAAGGACTTGACCACTTCTACTCAACTCACTAATGTAATTGACCTTATTCAAGCGACTTCACCAACAACGATTCGCTTGGGTGAGGGCAAAAAGAGTCCGATTCTCAAGATTCACGTCAAGACCTCGTTTGCTGGTGCCGCTTCAGGTGTATCTTTTCAGGTCAACACTGACAACACCACAGACGTTTCTGCGGGACGTACAACCTACGACACGGGTACTTTGAACATTACTCAGCTTACGGCTGGTACTGTTCTACAAATCCCTCTAGTAGGCGTGTACGAGCGTTATCTCGGTGTCGATTATACAGCGATAAGTGAAGCGGCTACGGCTGGAACGATTTACTGTTATATTGACGAGAATGCCGAGCCTGCAATTACAGCTCCGGACATGGACGATACAGTATAAGGAGTTTTAATATGTCTTTGACTAACACAGTATAGTTTATGGTTTCCTTTTGATTCTGGGTAGGGGGTGTGTGCCCCCCTACCCTAATATTTAGCGGAGTATAAAGGGAAAAGCAAAATGCCAGATTTAGAGGTATATGAAACAGTTTGCAAGCCACGTTTTGATCAAATTGAATCCAAAGTAGGGGACATACATAAAGTGATTTGCGGGAATGGTACTGAGGGTATTGCCGACAAAGTCAGAAAACATGAAAGCTATTTTACCCGTGTATTCTGGGCTATGGGTGTGTGTTTTGTAGCCGTCGTCGGGGCTATCGTAAAAGTGATCTTCTATGCGAAATAGATACTCCTATATTTTGTTAGTGGTTTTATGTCTAGCTGCCATTGGAACGACTCGAAGATCCAGGGCAGACATACCGACGACGGTCGATTACATGACTCGCAATGGTGTAG